AAAGAAGAGATGGATATTAAAACGTATCGCGTACATAATAATGGTTCACTGCATAATTTACACGATGCATTGGAATCTATTCATAATGAGATTTTGAATGATAGCACTAACAGACAAGTTACAGAATCTTCCGAAGCCTAACATAATAAACCTTGCTGAGTGTAAGGATCGTAGGTCTTGGACAGAGTCAGAATTTTCACGTCATGGTCTTGATGATATCAAGGTCCATTTATACGATCGTTATGAAGAAGGCAAAAGCATTCCTTTCGCTGGTGATCCTGATCTTATTGCGCAAACAACAAAAGGCGTTACATCAAGTCATCTATTAACAATCAAATGGTGGTTGGAAAATACAGATGAGGAATACGGTATATTCTTCGAAGATGATCTTGACTATGAACCACTTCAATATTGGAACTTTACATTAAAGGAATATATTGATAAATGTAATCAGTGGGAATGGGGAGCGTTACAAATGTGTAATGTTTTCGAGTACCCTTATGATTACAAGAATGAGTATATACCATTCGTTCCTAAGAAGCGTGAGATGTGGGATCATGGTTTACAAGCGTACGCAATCAAAAGATGGTATGCAGAAAAATTAGTAGAATATTACTTTGGAGTTTTTGAGGACAAGATTCATTATCGTATGCCTCTAGGATCTCCAGTAACAACAGAGAACAATATATTACATGGGTTTGGGTTGGTTATTTCCTTTCCGTTGTTTAATCACAACATAACGGACTTCAGATCAAAGAATATATATTTTTATAACGAACAAGCAAAGGCGGCTGTTTATTCGTACGAATTCATCGACCTATGGTGGGAGAGTAAAGGAATTTATCTTTCCCTTGATGAAATATTTGACAATGAACGTGAAGCAGATAAAATTTATGGAGTATTAGAATGAGTTGCATATATAAAGGCGATATAGTAGAAACAGAATTATCAAAGAATTCGGTTGGTGGTACTGAAATGATGAGACAACGTTTAGTAGACGGTGTCGGTTCAGAAGTATTAAGTAAGGTGGCAGTACATCTCGGAAGAGTACGTGAACTGTATGACGATGTACCAAATGTCCTTTGGTGTCATGATCTTGCTGAAGACCCAGAGAATGAAATGTTAAAAGATGGCGGTTGGCAAAAGTTTTCTCATATTGTCTTTGTGACAGCATGGCAAAGAGATCAGTACATTATGCGATATGGTATTCCTTATGGTGTATGTTCAGTCATTCACAACGCAGTTGAAGTTAAGTATGATCCAAAAGAAAAGGATATGGAAACAATTCGTTTCGTATATCATACAACTCCACATCGTGGATTAGAATTACTTGTACCTATCTTTGCTTCATTAGCAAAAGAGTTTGATAATATTCATCTTGATGTTTATTCAGGATTTGAGATTTATGGTTGGGGAGAACGTAACGAAGCGTATAAGCCACTCTTTGCTCAAATCGAAGAACATCCTAATATGACTTATCATGGAGTTAAATCTAATGATGAAGTATTAGAAGCGTTAGACAATTCACACATATTCCTATATCCTAATATATGGAAAGAAACATCTTGTATTGCGTTACTTGAAGCAATCAAATCTCAAATGATTTGTATTCATCCTAACTATGGCGCTTTACCAGAGACTGCTGCTAACGCAACGATTATGTATGATTGGAATGAAGATATGAATCATCATGCAAATTACGCATTCTCAGTCACAAGACAAATTTTAACACAGATGAAGAACGATCCTAACTACTTTCATGGATTTACTTTTTCTGACAGATTCAACTTGGCAAGAAATTCTATTGCCTCATTCGCCACAATGTGGAACACTCTACTAAGGAACATCGGAGATGCCTACCAAGAATAAAGACAACCTTATACATTTTCCAAAGATACATTCTAATCCTCCAATTAGTGAGGAAAGTGTTGCGGAGAAGATACGAGATTATAAAGAATCTTATTCATCAGAATTAGCAGAAATTATATGGGAGAACGTACTGGGAGAAATGGCAAGAGCAGGTTGTGAATTTGATGAAGACTTTGAAAGATACTTCCCAGGTATGATATTGATCTTTGAATCTATTCGTTCATTACATCTACAAACAATGGGAGAGGAACATCAACTTCAACCATTCGCTTTGCAGAACGTAGTTATCATGGATAGTGACGAAGACCTAGTATCGGGTGGTTTGAAAAAGAATTTAGAAGAAACCATTGACATTGACGAAGACTTGTGATATAATTGTACTTGTAAATTTAAATAATGGATAAATTATGATATTAGTTGACTACAATCAAGTTATGCTCGCATCCCTGTTCGCAGGTATTGGCAATCACACAAATATGGAGGTGGATGAAAATCTCCTCCGTCATATGTTTCTAAATTCAATCAGATTCAATCGCAAAAAGTTTTCGAAAGAATACGGTGAGATTGTGATCTGTGCTGATAACACTAACGTATGGAGAAAGGATTACTATCCTTACTATAAAGCAAACCGTAAAAAGAACCGTGACCAATCAGATCTTGATTGGAATGCGCTGTTTGATGTCATTCATCAGATCCGTAGAGAAATCGAAGAGTTCTTTCCTTACAAGGTAGTATATGTTGACCGCTGTGAAGCTGACGATATTATTGCTACTCTCTGTATGGAACATGGTACTGAATTGAATAATGGATCAGAAAAGATTCTTGTTCTATCAGGAGATAAGGATTTCATTCAATTGCAGAGGTTCGCAAATGTTGACCAATACAATCCCGTTCTAAAGAAATGGGTAAGACATGCAAATCCTCAAGCCTATATTACAGAACACGTTCTTCGTGGTGATACTGGTGATGGAGTTCCAAATATACTTTCAGCTGATAACTGTTTAGCGGTTGGTGATAGACAAAAGCCAATGACTAAAAAGCGTATTGAGTTGTATAGTAAAGATCCTGACGCAATGGATGAAGAAACAAAACTAAGGTTTAATCGTAATAAACAAATGATTGACCTAACAATGATTCCTCAAGAATATCAAGATAAGATTCTCGAAGAATATAGTAACCAGGAAGAAGTTGGCAGATCACATTTGTTTAACTACTTCGTAAAGAAAAAGCTAAAGAACCTTATTGGTGATTTACAGGATTTTTAAATTATGAAAATAAAAGAAGCAATTAGCGAGATCTTAAATAGAATCGCAACAACAAAAGGTACAGCAGCAAAAGTTATTGCTCTGCAAGAAGTCGACTCAGTACAATTAAAACAAGTACTTCGTTTAATCTATGATGATACGATCGAGTTCTTATTACCAGATACTCCACCTCCATACAAAGAAAACGATCTCGTTGACCTTGATACTCTGTTATATAGAGAAGCAAGACGTTTGAGAATATTCTTTAAAGGTGGTGGTTATGACAACTTGAAGAAGGAAAGACGAGAAACATTGTTTATCCAACTTCTTGAAGATCTACATCCTTCCGATGCAAAGATCTTATCGGAGAATATGTTATCTCATACTCCACTCAAAGGCTTAACAAAGAAAACTGTTGAGTCTGCATTTCCAACAATATTTACAGATCCTCTAAACTTTAAGTAAGGTAGAATGAACATGGCTAAGCGGACCAAACAAACCGCCACTGCTTCAGATTGGGAAGATCCCAAGAAGGAGTTTAAACAGAAAGAACGTGACAAGAAAACAAGGCGATCAGCAGATCGACGGGTTAAATTGTCAGAGAAACACAAATTTATAACATAAAACTATTGACATTCATAAAGAACTGTTGTATAATATTGCTATAAATTAATAAAGAACAGGAAAAATATGGACCACAGAGCAGAAAAGTTAATTCTTGTAGATGCTGATGGTGTACTCCTTGATTGGAAGTACTCATTCTACAAGTTTATGAATGAAAACGGATATACCGTTATCGAAGAAAGCAAGTATGATATTGCTGATACATTTGGTATTGAGAAAGAAGATGCTAAAAAATTAGTTAGACAATTCAACGAATCAGCTAGGATTGGATTCCTTCCTGGTCTAAGGGATGCAATTAAATATGTCAAGAAACTCCATAGTGAAGGTTATGTTTTTCATTGTATTACTAGTCTCAGTACTGATTACTATGCCGGCAAGTTAAGAGAACAAAATCTCGAAACGCTGTTTGGTAAAGGTGTATTTGAGAGAGTAGTTTGTCTTGAGTGCGGAGCTGATAAAGATGAAGGTCTATTACCTTATAAAGATAGTGGATGTATTTGGGTTGAAGATAAACCTGAGAATGCACAATGCGGTCTTGACTTGGGACTCAGATCTATTCTAATTGAACATGACTTTAACAAAGATTATGTAAATAATAATTTAGTAAAAGTTAAGAATTGGAAAGAAATCTACGAATCTATCGTATAAATACAACTATGGAATATAAGATTGGATAATAATGCCTACATATACCTTTGAAGATACAAAAACTGGTGAGCAATTCGAGAAATTCATGTCGATGTCTGCGATAGACCAGTTCAAAAAAGACAACCCTCATTTAAAATCTGTTATTCTTAGCGGACAACCCGTGATTGAGTCTGCGCGTCTCGGCAGGATGAAACCTGACCAAGGCTTTCGCGATATACTTACATCAATGAAACAAAACAAATCATACACTGGAAACAAAATCAACGATTGGAAGTAATTTCAATTGCTTCTTACATCTGTTGATGCAAAGGAGGTTTTATGTCAAGAGCACGTCGCTTATCATCTAAGGATAAAAAAATGGCGAGAAGGGAAAAAGACGGTGGAGGTTCAAGAATGGATACTAAATTCAGCATGAATCAGATCAGTCCTTTAACCGATAACCAAGGTCATTTTTTCGATAGTTATAACGCAGGTTATAATATCGCTGCAATTGGTACGGCAGGAACAGGTAAAACAATGTGTGGTCTTTATCTAGGCTTATGTGATATACTAAGCAACGATAATTATCATCAAGTTATTATTGTACGTTCTGCAGTCCAAACAAGAGAGCAAGGTTTTATGCCTGGGACTCTGCAGCAGAAAGAAGCAGTTTATGCTTTGCCTTATGCTGATATAGTTAATGA